TTCCAAAAAATCTTCTATGAATAAATCTAAAAAACTTCATAAAGGTAAGTCAAAATATCGTGGACAGGGTAAGTAATATCTTATATTAAAACCACACAGGAGATAAATATGATTGATAAAATTAAAGACAAAGCTATGCACTACTGGACAGATCATAGAGAAATGGTTATTGTTGTAGCAGTTGTATTAGTTATTACTATCATCACATAATGTAATTTATAAGGATAACCTATGGAGATAGACAGGATGAACTATTACTTTACAGGTGTTCTTATAGTAATGATGACTTTGTTGGCTCTTTGTGGAGGTCCAGCAACATGATTGATAGATTCATCTATAACTTTTTTGGAAAATTAGATAACGCAATATCTTTTATAGAAACTTATTCTATAAAATTTACCGAGTGGTGTTGGCACTCAAGAGTTAAAATTTTAAAAAGAAAAAGAAAATGAAAGTATCAGAAAAGACAAACGTAACTATGCCAATTAAAAATATGATTGGTATTGTAGCAATAATAATTTCTGGAGTAATTGGTTACACAGAAGTTACTGCCAGACTTACATCATTAGAGACATCAAGAGAACTATTCCAAGCTGATCTACTTAAAAAATCCGAGCAGTTACCAACCGACCAAGAACAGTTTATGTTGCTTGAAGATTTATATAAAACAGTAGAGAAGATTGAAAAAAGAATAGAAGATATGATGCACAATAAAGTTAATATACAGTTCTTAACAAAGCAAATGGAAAAGGCATTAAAAGATATTGAAAATTTAAAAGACAAAGTAAGAGCAAATGGTAATGGACATGGTTGAAGTAGTAGTTGCATTACTAATGATTGTTAATGGTGAGATTAAAGAACATAGAATACAACCATCTATGAGTAGTTGTTTAAAAGGTAAAAGAATTGCTATGCGTACTAACAATAGTAGAAGTGTAGAGTATCAGTGTATAAAATCAAAAGCAGAAACAGAAATTTATATGGGTGCAAAATCTATTAAAAAACTTATACTAGAATAATGGCTATTAGAAAAACAACAAAAGGTAAGAACGCAAACTACAGACCTACAAAGTCTGGAGCTGGTATGACAGCCAAAGGTGTTGCAAGATATAGAAGAGCCAATCCCGGATCAAAATTAAAGACAGCAGTTACAGGTAAGGTTAAGGCAGGATCAAAGTCTGCTAAACGTAGAAAGAGTTATTGTGCTAGATCAGCCGGACAACTTAAAAGATCATCCGCTAAAACAAGAAACGATCCTAACTCAAGAATAAGACAAGCAAGAAGAAGGTGGAAGTGCCGGTAAAAAAAGCATGGAAAAAACCAGAAAGGTCTTTTATGTGTGGGTACTGCGAGGAGTGTGGAAAGCAATTAATCAGTGATGCTGGTGGATGGATTGTAACTGCTACAAAAAAATACTTTTGCCATGATGGAAAAGATGGTAGTTGTTTTGATAATTATTGTGAACAACAAAAATTAAGATCAGAAGATGCAACATACGAGAAGGAGAAATAATGCCGGGTTATCACACTAAAAAAGATGGAACAAAAGCCAAGAAAGGTTTGTACTATAACATCAACCAGAAAAAAAAATCTGGTACTTCAAAAAGTAAATCTAAAAGTACAATTACTAAAAAGGCTTATAAGAATATGTTATCTGGGTTTAAGAAGTAAATATTTTTTTTAATTTTAAATAACAATCAGCACAAAAATATTTTTTATCTTCTATTACTACAGCAACTTTTTTACATTTAGAACACTTGTGCATTAAGAAATAAGTTTCTCAAACTCTTGCCACAATGATTGTTCTGGAGACCAAAATCTTTTCTGGTCTCTTTTCATTTCTATTGAGTGCAATACTGTGGTATGATCTTGTCCAAAATATCTACCAATATCTGTAAGGTTCATACGATACTTTTCAAATAATATATTGTGTATTACATTTCTTGCTCTAACAATATCTGTGGTTCTACTTTTTTTCATTAAAGTTTCTTTGTGTACTTCAAAATGTATGCAAACTTTATTAATCACACTTTGTACATCTGATGGTTTTGGTTTTGTAACAGTGTAACCTACAATTTTTTTTACATTGCTATCTTTGATTGGTTCTTTTTGTAAAATGTTTACAGCATGTAAAAAACCTTCCGAGAACCCTACCTCATATAATCTTTCTTCTTGGTTCGTAAGAAGGTAAAATGCTTTCTTAACTTTGTATATAAAATTGTTTTCGTTTATTTGTTTTATGTGTTGATTATAATGTTTGCTTACATTTATAGTCATAAATCCCCCTCGTGTTCCTTCAGTTTTTTTTTAGTTATAAATTAATAACTATTTACTAGCCATTAATCTTTCTTTTGTCTGCTCTATTTGCCAAAGCAATTTATAAGAATCTTGTTGATACTTATTTACTTTAACTTTTGCTTCCAGATACTTCTCGTGTTTCTTCGCTTGAAGGTCTTTCAGCTTTTGCAGACGAGTTTTTATCTCGTTCATCCTTATCCTTTTTTACTGTTGTAAAATCAATCCTCAAATTATCAATTTTACATTCTACAAGTTCTCCATTATTGGACACATTTGCAGCTTTCTCCACATCATCAAAGAGTTCTGTCATGGTAAAATGACAATCCCCATTAATAATTCTTTTATACTTACTCATTTTTATCCTTTTTGGCAACCTCTTTTTTGTGTATCTCTCTGGTCATCTTATTGTACACACTTAAATCTAAATAGTTATCTGCCTTAAAATTTTTTGTTGATCTGTATAGTTTTAATCCCATCATTAATTGACCTACTTGGTGCGGTTTTATTCGTTTTTTTAAATTATCAAACAGTATCAGTGTAAACATTTCTGCTAATAAAACAAAGTTTTCTTGGTAGTTACCATAATCTTTTTGCCGATCATCAATAACTTTCTTTTCAATCTCTTGATCTAAATCTGTTATTTTTTTATCCATAAATATATTGAGGTGCCTTGGGGAAGAAAACTACCGAAAGGGAACTAGAAAGAAAAAACTCCCCCAAGACTAAATACAAATTAATTAAAACTTGTATGATTGTTTATTACCATAATTAGGTTTACTTTGAAACCCTTTATTAGGAGTTGCTGATGGTTTATCTTCGT